TTTGATTAAGATAAAGAAAATTTTAAATAAAGAGGGAGAATAAAAAAATGGCGATACTAAGAGGTTTTCCACCTTCAAACACAATAAGTCCTAGCGTAAGAATTACAGAAAAGGATTTAAGCTTTGTAACATCAAACACAACCAATAGCAGAGGTGCCATGGTAGGTTTTTGTAGCAAAGGTCCAATAAATATACCCACGCTCATTACTAGCACTAGACAATTACATACTGTGTTTGGTTACCCTCACCCAGATGCCAGTGATCCATACATGATCTATGCTGCAGAGCAATATTTAAATGCTGCCAACCAATTGTATGTTGTTAGAGTTGCAAATGAAGAGCCAGTCAGTGATGAAAGAGCTGAAACAGCTTTTGTTGAAGTTCCAAGTGCCGGTGAAGTTGTTGAAGTAGAGGCAACAGTCCCAGGTCCATACACAATAGAATCTGACAAGTTCTTCAGATTCAAGGTTAATGGAATACTATCAGCAAAAACACTTGTAGTTTCCGGAAGAACAGACCCATACTCAGCCTCAGACCTTGTAAATGAGCTCAATGACCAAATAGACTCTAATAGTGATGGCATAATATTTTATGTCAAAGTATTAAATTCAAATGAATACTTGGCTGTTAAGACAGTTTATGCTTATGGTCCAAATGCTTACTTAGAGTTAGTTTCAGTTCAAGATTCTCTTTATGGGGAAAATGCCAAAATAGGAACTGGAGATCTTGCAGTATTAGGAACAGGCATGACAGCTGCAGAAGTAATGGGAAATGTTTCTGGTCCTTATGACTTTAGCACAATTACCAACCCAAAGTTAAACATAGTTGTAGATGGTACAGATAATGTATTAATTGATAATATAGTTCAAACTGTGGATTTGAGTGTTGCACCATCTGGAAAAACATTATCATTATTAACTGCTCAAGATGTAGCTAACATGATCAATGCTGCTGTAACTGATTTGCCTGGTGGATTCCAAGCAGTGGTTGAAGCAATCAGTGCAAGTGATGATCAAGACACCAGTGACTCTGATCATTCTGTAGTAGTCATCAAAACTTTACACACTGGTAGAGATGCTAGAGTAAGAGTCAAGCCAGATAGCACAGTTGATTACACACTAGGATTATCAAATAATACAGCACAAGGTGCAAGCCCAGAAGCTGTTACAGGAGATAATTCTGAAGAGGCAGGTATTGTTTATGGCAAAGAAAATGCCAATTATGCTGAAAATACTTTTGTAATCAAAGCAGACAGCCCTGGAATAGAGGGAAATAGAACACAAGTCAAGATCACAAATGACACTAGCAATAATACATTTGTGATGCAAGTCTATAATAACGGAGTTCAGGTCGAATCTTGGGGGGGATTAACAAAAGATCCATCTAGTAGATTCTATGTGGCATCTTATCTTTCTCTTGTATCCGACTACATTAAAGTAGAGGATTTTTCTGATACAACAAGTCCTCCACTAAACTCCAACACATTTAGTCCTTTGGATGGAGTTTACACTCTATCTGGCGGATCAGACGGAATTCCAAGTGATCCTGATGATCAAGATGAATTAATAATTGGTAGCGACGTGGGCTACACTGGATTATATGCATTAAGCGAACCAGAGCAAATAGACATTGATCTATTGGCTGTTCCCGGACATTCTAGCACAAATGTTGTTTCTGCAATGCTCAATATTTGTCAAAATGTTAGAATGGATTGTATGGCTATCATAGATCCTCCATTTGGCCTAAGTGTAAGAGAAATCACACAATGGCAGAATGGTGTTCATCCACTAAACTTAACTAGACTAGATAGTGACTTCGGTGCATTATACTGGCCTTGGTTGAGAATGAGAGACAATTTCAATGGAATAGATGTTTGGGTTCCACCAAGTGGTTCTGTAATGGCAACAATAGCCACCAGCGACTCATCTAGTGCTCCTTGGTTCGCACCAGCAGGAGTAAATAGAGGAATTGTTGCAAACATTAATGATGTTTATCAACGTCCTACATTAGAAGAAAGAGATCTAATGTATGGAAATAGAAATGCAATAAATCCAATTGTCCAATTTGTTGATGTTGATGGATTTGTCATATTTGGACAAAAAACTCTCCAAAGAAGACCAACAGCTCTTGATAGAGTTAATGTCAGAAGGCTAATGCTTGCTGTGGAAAAGAGAATCAGAAGTGCAAGTAGGGCTTTAATATTTGAACCAAATGACGAATTATTCAGAGAAAAATTTGTCAACATCGCAACAGATATACTAAGAGAAATAAAGGTAGGTAGAGGTATAACAGACTTCAGAGTTCAAGCTGATGAAGAGTTAAATACCGCTGATGTTATAGATAGAAATGAATTTAGAGCCAGAATCGGAATTCAGCCAACCAGAGCGGCAGAATTCATATTCTTAGAGTTCTCTATTCATAGAACCGGAGACTTTAGCACCAACACTGATACATTTTAATTAAATTTTTAAAGGAGAGTTTTTAAATGGCACAAGCATTTACAAGAAGCGGGATGGGCATGGGAGCTTTAGGCTCTTCTAATGCAATATTCAAAAGAAAGTATAGATGGACTTTTGAATTAGAAACACCATGTGGGACAATACCAGAAACAATAGTAAAAGTTGCTGCTCGTCCCAACATCAACATAGAAGAAACTGAAATTAACTTTTTGCATGGCAAAATGTGGATTCCAGGCAAAGCTAGCTGGGAAACCATAACAGTAACTTATTATGACGTTGTTGCAGATGCCAACAACAGCATAACTAGTCTTTATAACTGGCTTAGCACTGTTTATGAATTTCATGATCCAACAACCTTAAGACAAAGTTCCAAGAGAGGGACAGTCTTGGGAACAAACGGCACCAGTGGCGGCCCAGGATATGCTGGTGTTGGTAGATTAGTATTATATGATGGCTGTGGCAAGGCCATGGAAACATGGACACTAGGACACGTTTGGCCACAAGCTATAAACTTTGGTGATTTAGACTACAGCAGTTCAGAAGAAGTTAACGTAGAGTTAACACTGAGATACTCAGAGGTAGTATACAAGAGTAGCTGTGGCAATGACTTCCAGGCTTGCGGCTGCGTAGGCTGCGGCTGATATTAAAAACTCTCAGATACGAAGAAACAGACTGCCCTAAAAAGCAGTCTGTTTTTTTATTTATTATAGACTCATATATACTATATGCAATCAATGGGTCTTGGCAAACTCGCTAGTAATGATATTTGTTTTAAAAGAAAATATAGATGGTTATTCAAAATAACCGATGTTTCATATGATGGCGTCAATGCACTTCCTCCTTCTAAAAGTGCAAGGCCTAGTTTAAGTTTTAAAGAGATGGATGCACAACACTTAAATGAAACATTATATTTCCCTAGTAAGCCTGAATGGAAGCCTGTTAACTTGGTTTTGTATGATGTAAAAAATAATTCTAATGTTGATCCTGTTTGGGATTGGTTAACCAAAATTTACGACCCAAAAGGCGATGAAAATAACTGGAAGCCAGCGGTTAGTGGACTCGACAGTTTTAAAAAAAATTGCACATTAGAAATGTACGATGGTTGTGGAAATGTAATGGAAAAATGGAAGTTTGAGGGTGCTTGGCCACAAAATATAGAATTTGGCGAGTTGGATATGAGTTCTAGCGAAGTTGTCACTATAGATCTAACACTAAGATATGATAGAGCATATATTGAATAAATATTATTTTATTATATAATTAATTAAATAGAAAGGAATATTAAAATATGGCAAAAAATTTTGTTGACACTTTAGAAAAACAAGAACTTATTCAAAAACTTATAGATAAGGGGTTTGGGGATTTAGTAGATATGTTATTATTAAATGAGAATAAAGCATATACAAAAAAGGGCAGAATAAATAAAAGTGGTGTTTGTAGACTTTTAAATTGTAAACCAAAAGAGTTTGAAGAATTACTAGAAAAATGCAAAGAAATATTAAAGGATGACTTTTAATTTAAACATTTTCCAGCTTTCTGGTGTATTTTCTAAAAGATAAAAATTTATTTTATCATGACTTGGAATTTCTGGTTTCTTTAGTAGTTTCATTCCAATTTCTTTTAAATCATAATTTCCTTTTTTCAAATTACACTTAACGCAAGACAATACACAGTTATCCCATGTAAATTTTCCATTTTTACTTTTTGGATTTATATGATCTATAGTTGCTTCTTTTATTGTTAAGAACTTACTACAATACTGACAGTGACCGTTATCTCTTTTGTATATGTTTTTCTTGTTGGGCTTTAATCTTCTTTTTTGTATCTTATCATATTCCTTTAATACTATTATTTCTGGAACGCAGATGCTTTGTTTTGATGTTCTGATTTTATTGTAATTTTCAAAATCCATATCGGCCCACTCATGCCAATCATATGTATAGTATGAATTTACTTCTAAAACTTTAGCTTTTTCTTTAAATAGAAGTATTATTGCTTTTTTAAAACTTATTATTCCTACTGGAGAAAAACTTTTATTTAAAGCTAGTACTTGCATAATGTATTTATTTAACTACTTTAAATTTATGAATGACCTAAAAGTTTCTATAAATTTTAATTCTTTGAAAAATATCCCGGTTAGCTTTATTATACACTGTCATAATGACTTTCAAAATATATCAATTTTACTTGAAAATTTATTGACTAAAATCTACAATCCATTAGAAATTATATTGGTGAATGATAGATCTTTAAATAATGAGTATTTTAATCAAATAACTGATAAGTATAAATTTATAAATTATTTAATCAATGATAAAACCTATGGAGATGCTATAAATTTATCTATAGATAATTGTTCTAATAATTGGATTTTTTATATTAATTCAAACTTTAAACCACATAATGTTGTTTGGTGTGCTAATTTGTTTAACTCTATGCAGAAACTTAAAGCTGAAGGCGTCAAAATGATCAGCCCTTTTATTGTTAATAATAATTTTTTTAATTATTACAAAGATAATAAAAAAGATGTTATTCTTACTGAGCACTTTCTTCCTTTTAATGTTCTTTTTTTTCACAAAGATCTCTTTAGAACAATAGGAAAGATTGAAAGTACTGATAAGGTGGTAGAAATATCCAACTCTGTATACAACAAAATGAACAAAAGAAATTTTAAACAAGCAATATCACGAAGCAGTCTTTTTATTTAATTTTATTTTTTTATTTGGAAAAAACTTGTTAATGACATCGATAGTTTTATTTTTTAGTGCTTTTATAAATTCTATATCTTCTTTATCATTTGTATTTTTAGATGATAAATAATTGTTGTGTATTAATATTAATTCTTTAAAAAATATTTCATCATTATTTGTTATTATTATTACATTATTTTTTTGACTTTTATTATGTAAATAATTTATATATTCAACTATAGTCGAGTCTTTTGAAAATGATAAATTTGAAGTTATCATACTTATAAATGTTCCTACATTTAATTCTATTATTTCAAAATTAGGGAAATAAGTTTTTAATATATATTTAAATTTTTTATTTAATTCTTCATTTTTATACTTACTTGTTACTGCGTGCATAACTGGAATTAGTTCTTTTAAGAATTCTTCTGGTTTTTTTCTTAAGCTCACTTCTCTTCCATTAATTATTGCTTCATATAATTTATCTATAAAAATTTTAGCTTTAATGATATTTGAAGGAATTTCTTCTACAATATAAGGTTCATCTTTATTTGAATTTAATCCTAATAATTTTTGAGCAGCATTTCTGTTCTTATTGAAACCGGATACTCCTTTTTCTTGGGAGGCCTGAAAACCACGTAGTGTCGGTGTTATAAAAGAAGCAGCACCACCTACTTGTATGATGCCTTTTATTATATTTTTTAATCCCCCACCGATATTGTCGGATATATGTTCTCCGGACTTTTTTAATCTTTCTCTTACTTTATCTTTGTTGCCAAGCAGTCCAAATGCACCCGATGCTCCCAAGCTACCAATAGCACCTAATGTGCCTCCTACGGCTTGTCCTACACCTTTAATTGCGTTTCCTGCACCCCTAACACTTTGTCCTATTAAATTTCCTCCAAAGCCACCTGCAAATTTAGCAGCGGAACCTATTGATTCATTTTTTTCATCTTTAATTTCTACATAATGCTTAAAACTTGGCATACTATATTTATTAAATGTTCAATATTTTTTACTAGTATATTTTATGAAAATATTTGTACAAATCGCCTCATATAGAGATCCTCAGCTTCTTCCTACTTTAAGAGACATGATTTCTAAAGCCAAACACCCAGAAAATTTAAGAATATGCATATGTTGGCAACATAGCGATCAAGATTCTTGGGATAATTTAGATGAATTTAAAAATGATGAAAGATTCAAAATTTTAGATATTAATTACAAAGATAGCAAAGGTGTTTGTTGGGCCAGAAGTATGATGCAAGATTATTATTCTGGTGAAGAGTATATGCTACAATTAGATAGCCACCACAGATTTGTAAAAGACTGGGATGAAATTTTAATAGGCATGATTGATTTATTGAAAGAAAAAGGACATGAAAAACCATTATTAACTGCTTATTTACCAAGTTTTGATCCTGAGAATGACCCTGCTTTAAGAGCTAACGAGCCATGGAAAATGAATTTCGACAGATTCATCCCAGAAGGAGCTGTGTTTTTCCTTCCTGCAGGCATCGAAAATCACGAAGATTTAACTGCCCCAATCCCTGCCAGATTTTATAGTGCCCACTTCTGTTTTGCCCCAGGAAATTTTTGCAGAGAGGTTCAGCATGATCCAAATTATTATTTCCATGGAGAAGAAATTAATATAGCTGTTAGAGCTTATACCTGGGGTTATGATTTATTTCATCCTCATAAAGTTGTTTGTTGGCATGAATATACTAGAAAAGGAAGAACAAAATGTTGGGATGATGATTCAACATGGGGCGAAAGAAATAATAATAGCCATTTAAGAAATAGAAAATTATTTGAAATGGATGGAGAAAAAAAAGATATAGATTTTGGAAAGTATGACTTCGGCCCAGTACGCACATTAGAAGAATATGAAATGTATAGTGGCTTAAATTTCAAGAAAAGGGCAATACAAAGACATACATTGGAAAATAAAAATCCTCCTAATCCTACTTATATAAACAAAGATGATTATTATAATTCTTTTTTGTCAATATTCAAACATTGTATACCTGTTTATAAGGGCGTTTGCAAGCATGATGATTATGATTTTTGGGTTGTTTCTTTTGAAGATAAAGAAGGAAATTCTTTATATAGAAGAGATGCTGATGAGAATGAAGTCAGATCAATATTGCAAACTCAAGATCAATTTTGTAATATATGGAGAGAATTTAATTGCGAGGAAAAGCCTTATAAATGGGTTGTTTGGATGCATTCAAAAAGTGCGGGCTGGGTAGATAGGGTGGAGGAACTCCTATAGTCAGATTTGTTCCCAGTTCCCTCTTATAAGTTCTTGTTTGAAAAAATCTCTTTCCCAATCTACTTCATGAAATCTCACTGCTATAGAGCTAGTAAATCCTATAAGTGTTATTTTATCTTCTGGTTTTTTATTTAACTTATAATATAAGTATGCAATCAATCCGCTACTTAGTGCTTTCCCGCTTCTATATCCTATAATCCGCTTATAACTGTCAGCGTGAATATACATTGTTTTTGGCGAGTTTAAAAAACCAAATTCTTTTAAAGAATCAATGCAAGCTTGTCTTAAATTAGCCCCATAACTCTCTGGAGATTTGTGAAATATAATACTCTTGAATTTATTAACATTATTTCTTATTTCCTCTAAACCAGCATATACAGAGCTCAATGGTGTTGTTCTAGAAGATCTCTTTCTAGACATTACCGTTATATTTTTAAAGTTTCTTAATTTTTCATATTTAAAAAATGGTTGTAAAAAATTAAATAAAACTAATTCATCACCATCTTGTTCTTCAAGCTTAGATATTTCGTTGTCTATATCAAGATTATTAGCCACTAATATATATCTCATACCAAATATATATTAGCTTAATTAATTTTAATTTCATCCGAGCCAGTATTTTCCCTTATTATATCGTTATCCATCAATTCTACATAGTATATTTCATATACTACACTATCCTCTAGACCATTGAATCTGTGGTATGTTTTTGGGGGTATAGAACAACATTCTCCAGGGTTTAAAATTGTTTTATCCACTAAATCATATTCTTTTTTCCACTCTTCAATGCAGACTGATCCAGATTCCACCCAAAATATATTGGTTTTATAATCATGGTAGTGTTTAGAACAACAAGAATTTTTTTTAATATAAATTCTGTTTATTGATACGTTATTTTTATTAAATATTTCTTGAGTAAAACCCCAAATTTTACCTTGTTTACTCAGTATCATACTTTTGTTCGCCCCAAGTTTTGTTCCATTCTCCCGAGGATTTCATTAATTCATCTATGTTCACCTTGTCTGGATCAATTCCTGGACCATAAGGTGAAGGGCAATATTCTTTTTGTAATTTATTTATTACTTCTGTTGCTATTTGATCATAATGTTTGGATATTACCATGTCTACAATTTTATTAGAAAATATGTTCATAAAAATTATAGCAAGAGTTAAAGATATTATTACCCAAAATATTTTTTTATTTATAATTTCGTTCATTTTTTTACCTTTTATCTAATTTAGTTTAAAATTATTTTTTTGGAATCAATTTACATATGATTCTATCGCCATTGTTAAATGGTTGTTTTTCAACTTGACCAACATCATCTAGGGCTAATATAAATTTTTTAATTATTTCAAAACCTTTTTCTCTATGTGTTTGATCTCTATATGATTTAAACCTTAATGTTAATTGTAGTTTTTTGCCTTTTTCTAAAAAGCCCCTAGCTTGTTTAATTTTAACATTCAAATCATTTTCTTCTATACATGATTTAAATCTTATTTCTTTTGATTCTTCTTTTTTATTTTTATTGTTTTTTTCTTTTATTTTTTGTTCATATAAGTATTTTTTATAATCTATAACGTGACACACTGGGGGATGTGCGTTTGGTGCAATTTCAACTAAATCTAATTGATTATCTTGAGCAAATCTTCTGGCATCCTCTATGGGAACTATTCCCATTTGTCTGTTATTTATTATTAATCTTACTTTTGGACACCTTATTTGGTAGTTTATCCTGTGTTTATTATTGTTTGAATTATTAGAAAATTTGGTCATAACTGTCATGCTTCTAGGCTGTCATTAGTAATTTTAATACTAATTCCTTCTTTGTGGGATGGTAATTTTTTTGTCCATAAAACTTGATCACCGTCTATTTTAGAAACTTTGAATTCTAAAAAGAACACTCCGGGAGAAGACGTATCTTCATCTCTCCACTTATATACTAAGTTTTGAGATGAGGCCGAAGTTTCTTCTTCTCCATTAACGTTCAAAGAAGTATTATACTCTATATCAACCTCAGCTTCAACTTCGTAAAATTTTATTATTTTTATTTCGTTATTTTTGCTCCAATTTTGAGCATTTGAGTCTAATTGTGCTCTTTGAATATTTATTTTTGTTTCATCTATTGATTCTACCAACATATATTCTGAAGAATTAAACTTTTTAATTAATATATAATCTTCTTCTTTTATTGCTTCTAAGTTGTAATTATTTTTTAATTCAAAGTAATTATCTGTGGTAGTTATTTTATTTTTTAAATTAGAGTCTGCCCACATACTAGCTGTTATTATTAAATTTTCCTCTGTTAAGTCTATGTCATCGCAACTTTCTATTGTGTATTTAATAAATGGTTTAGTATCATTTTTTTTAATAGTGTAATCGTAATTTGGTGTTGTACATCCCATGCTTTATATATGCATTTTATTTGTAATTATTCATCAATACAGCCATATTCATTACATAAGTATACATAAAGTGATAAATATAAAATTATTGATAATAATATCATATTTGTTCTTTTATTTTATAATTAGCTTTTGTTTTATCATATATTTTTATCTTGCCACTATCAACCATAGATAATTTCTCTATATCCATATCTTTTTTCAATATATCATGCACATAAATCAAGTCTATATATTTATTAAATAATTTCTTAAGCCATGCTTTGTGACACAAAATACCGGTGTGATCATTAAAGTTTTCATAGTCACCAAAAAAAATCAAATATCTCAAGAAGGTTTCTTGAGATTTTCCTCTAAAATACTTTAAAAGGAACTTTTTATCTTTTGGTATCTCATCTGTAAGAAAAGTCATTCCTATAAACATACAATCAAACTTCAATTTTAATTCCTTTGCAAACTTCTAAATATAATAGTAAAACTCCTCCTGCAAATTGTTGAGGTATTTTAAATTTATATATCTTTTTTAATGTTTCGTTTACAAGTTTTATATCTTCTGTCACATCTTCTTTTTTGTGTTTAGAAATATATTTTTTTTCTTTAGCAAGTATAGGATATATTATTTTTGTCGATTCCAATATATTTATGTTTATTAGTTTTTCTATTTTTTCTTTAGAATATAAACTTTTAATATCTATTTTTTCTCCACTAATATCTTTTTTGTTTTTAAAAAACTTTTTAATATAGTGTTTTGCTATTTTTTTGATATCTTTTTTAAAATGTTTGGTTTTAGTGACTTGTATGTCACGTAGCACGGATTCTGCTTGTGATTTGAGTTGAATCTTCTCCAATGCATGTTCGCAATTTATTTCTTCTTCTAAATCATCAAAAAAGTCATCTTCAATGGAAAAATTTTTCATTTTCTGGCCTCTATATATTTAAAGGGAAAGTGGGTAACATGAAAAAGTCTCTAATTTACTTGGTTTTTTTGGTTGTGTTTTTTTCTGGCTGCAATAATGGAAACTTCAGCCCTAGACTAAAACAAAATAATTCCAACTCTAGTGGAGAAATTAGCAACAATCAAAATGGCTTCATGTTAGAGTTAGGAAAAATTAAAAAAGAAACTGAAATTTTAGGAAGTAAGTTAAGAGAGATACAAGAAGGTCTTGTGAACTTGAACGCAGCAGTCTCAAGAAACGAAAATACAGGAGTTCAAATACTTCAGGGAGATGGATCATTAATTTTAGTTTTTGCATTGAGTGTTGTTGCATTACTTTTTTATTATAAAAGTAAAAATAGTCAAGAGGTTGCAAAAATATTAACACAAAAAATAGTTGATGCACAAGACACACAACTGATGAATTCTGTTGTAAAAGAATTGTCTGAAAAAAAGAAAGATAAGGAATTTTTGTCTGTTTTGAGAAAAATCATGTGAGCTGTTCTATGCCTGGGCAATTGTCTCCGGCTGGATGTTTATTATTTTTTTTGTTTTCTTTTAAAACACTATCTATAATTATTTTATATTTAGTTTTCTTTAAACAACAATATGTTTCTTCGTTTTCAATTTTAGATAAATATCTGCATTGATTTTTTCCAGAATTGATCATGCAGTGATTTAGTATTTGTTCTTTTTTTAACATTTTTTTCTCCTGTTGGGGTTATTCTAATTTGGACTTTTTATTTTGTCAAACTGTTTTTGTTTTCATTTTTTTCAATGAAATTCTGTAACTCTCCCCAACTAGAAAAGATAAATTTATGATCAATTACACCAAAAAGCCAATCCGGTGTGTTTATTTTTCCTTGTTTTACACGAACAAATATTTTTTTCTTTAATTTTTTAGCTAAAAATATCTCTTCCAAAGTTCCACAGCTGTATATTTCAAGGTCTATATTTGCTATTACGATATCACTTTCCTTTACTAGTTTTAAATCTTCATTTCTTATCTCCCTCATTATCTTACTTAAAGATACATAATCTTTTCTTTTTTTGCAACTAGTCCTAAGCTCTCTAGATTCCAGATCTTCTTTGCCTTTTTCACTTGATTTTAATAAAGGATCATTCACTTTTATGTTCAGCTTGTTTAAGAACCTAGATATTTTTTTTCTCCAAGTTATTCCAAGATCCGGACACCTATCTATAGGCCCAGCCAAATAGCATGATTTTTTCATGATTATATTTTATACAAAAAATAAATAAAAAAAAGACAAACTAAATTATATTGATGAAATTATTAGAGGTAAAAAAATATTTCAATGATCATGGGTGCAAATTACTTGAAAAAAAATATGTTAATGCCCATGTTAAAATGAAATATTTATGCTCTTGCAACAATGTTTCATATATTAATTTAAATAATTTTAAAAATGGCAAAAGATGTGGATGTGGTAGAAAAGGAGCAAGAAAATACTCTGAACTAAAAATCAAAGAAATAGTTGAATCCAAAGGGTTTGTATTCATTTCTTCAAAATACATTAATAATCACCATGTTGTTGCTTGTATGTGCAAATGTGGAAAAAAAAGAACATGTCAATTAAAAAACATAAACAAAAGCGAAGGATGTTCTAATTGTTTGAGGAGAAATAATAAAAATAAAATTAAAAATAATTTAAGAAATAAATATGATATAAATTATGTTAAAGATTTTTTTGAAAAAAATAATTGTGTTTTTTTAAGCAAAGAGTATAAGAATAATTTTACTCTCTATGACTATATTTGTTCTTGTGGAAATAAATCTAAAATAAGTTTTTCTTGTTTTAAAAATGGTAGTAGATGTAAAGATTGCGGAATTAAAAAAATGATACTAAAAAAGTTTGACCCAGCCTCTGTTGAAAAAAAATTTATAGATTCGAAATGCACCCTTATCGATGTTTATGTTAATTCACATAAACATATGAGATATATTTGTGCTTGTGGAGAAAAATCAATAACAACATGGAATAATTTTTCAAAAGGGAAATTATGTAAGAAGTGTGGGATTAAAAAAATATCCGGTGAAAATAACTACGGATGGCAAAAAGACAGAGATAAACATAGAGAAAAACTTATTTTTAGACAAAAGTCATACAAACTTATTAAAATGACAATGAATGTTACTGGAAGAGTAAAAAATAAAAAAACCGCTGCCCTTTTGGGATATGATTATTTGGATTTACAAAAACATATATCACAATATCCTGGTTATGATTTTATAAAAGATAAACCCTGGCATATAGATCATATTTTTCCAATAAAAGCTTTCATCGACCATGGAATAGATGATTTTTCATTAATTAATTGTCTTGAAAATTTACGGCCAATTTCTGCCAAGGAAAATTTGATCAAAAACTCAAAATATGATAAACTAGAGTTTCTAGATTGGCTTAAAAAAAAGAACGTGAATTTAAAATGAAAAACAAAGGAGATATGAAGGTGGAGATTGTCGGTTTCGAACATCTCCACCTTCATTAGTTGACAGCGATTATTCACTCCTCGACGGTTTTGGAAGTGTAGAGGAATATGCAAATAGAGCCATTGAAATAAATCAAAAGTTTTTCACAATAACAGATCACGGCATGATGGGTGCCATACCCAGACAAATTAAAATATGTGAAAAAATATGCAGTAAACATAAAGACAAAGATAAATTAAGTCCCATATTTGGAGTGGAGCTATATGTCAATGATCTACAAATAGGCTATACAGATAAAGAAGAATTATCTAAATATTCTAAGGATCTTGATCCAAATGAAACCGATAGTTTTAGAGCAAGCCCTCATTTGCTTGCCATAGCAACTAGTCTCACCGGTTATAAGAATTTAGTTAAGTTAACCAGCTGGGGATGGACTAGGGGTTTTTATAGAAAGCCAAGAGTAAATTATGAACAATTAATGAATCACAAAGAAGGAATTATATTTACAAGTTGCTGTTATAATAGCGAGGTGGGTAGAGCTTTTGATAAAGGTGGAGAAGAAGCTGGATATAAGGTGATTGAAAAATATGTTTCAATGTTCGGCAAGGAAAATTATTATTTGGAAATTATGCTTTTAGATTTCAAAAAACAATTTGAATATAATAAGTTCATAATTAAAGCTCATGAAAAATACAAACTCCCAATAATACTAAGTCAGGATGTTCATTATTGTAATAAAGAAGATAGCTATCATCAAAGACTTATGCTCATGATACAGACCAAAAGAACTCTTAAAATGATAAAAGAGGAAAAAGAAAAAGATGCAATGAAGGATTTTTTCGAGCTTCAGGACGAAAATCTTTGGATGAAAAGTGAGGAGGAATTAAACGAAAAGTGGCTCAAAGACTACTCTGAAATAATTCCTTATGAAATTTTTTGTGAAGCCAAAAGAACTACTGTAAAAGTTTGCGAGAGAGCTAAGGGTGTAGAATTTGATAGAAGTTTAAAACTTCCTATTGTAGATGATTGTGATGAAAAATTAAAAGAATCTATTAAATTAGGATTTATAGCTAGAGGCTTACCAAAAAATAGCAGATACTTAGATAGGATAAAAGAAGAGTATAGTCTTATTACGAGAAAAGGTTTTAGTAGTTATTTTTTAATACAAAAAATGATGACAGATGAGGCAAGAAGAATTTGTCCCCAGATTCTTGGAGGAGGAGATGGTAGCGAGGCTGTTGGCCCCGGTAGAGGGTGCCTAGAAGGTAATACACTAATTTTAATTGAGAATGGTTTTTATAAGCCTATTTCTGAAATTAAAGTTGGTGACAAAGTCTGCACCAGAGATGGTAGTTTTCAAGAAGTATTAAATACTTTTGAATATCCATGCAACGAAGACTTGTTGACCATCTATAGTTATTATGGAGATAATAGAGGTGTGTCATTAACAAGAGATCATAAGGTTTTGGTTGAAAAATCAAAGAAAGTTGAAAACTATAAAAATTGGGCCGAATCCACAAAAAAATCTAGAAAATCTATTGAGGAGCCATCCGGAACACTTGACTGGATAAGAGCAGATCAAATAAGTGTTGGAGATTGGGTGTTTATTCCGCAACTAAAACTAAATAATTCTGAATTACCAGATATAGATCTCTCCAAATATTGCAATGGAGAAAATTTATTGTTCGATAAAGATTTTGTTTTTCAAGATTATATCAATCCTTTGACCAAAACAATTAAAAGAAATAAAAAATGTAAAAGATTTATTGATATTAACAATAAAGACTTTTGGACTATTGTCGGGTTGTTTGCAGGAGATGGCTGGATAAGATCTGATGGTAGAGGTGAAATAGGTTTTGCTTTTCACGAAGATGACCACGTAGGACTAAAATTGGTCACAAAATTTGCGACCAATTTGTGTGTAGAATATTCTATATTTAAGCATAAAAAGAAAAAGCTTAAACAATTATCTATAAAAAGCAAATTTTTATACCACTTATTTAGAGAGATGTATAACAGCTACCATTTTACATCACAAACCAAGCACATCCCAGAAATAGTTTTCTCTCTACCTGATACTTTTAAGTGGGCCTTTATAAAGGGTTATTTTATGGCAGATGGTCATTTATCTGAAAATAAAATTAGTTTTGATTCTGTTTCTTTAAATTTAGTTTCCCAGATAAGAACCCTACTTTTATCTTTGGGCGTTCCTTCTTCGTGCAACTACATGGATAGGTTGGATAAAAGAAACAATCAAAAATATTTTTGCTATAAGGTTAATATTCCTGTTGTAAAAGAACTATCAGAAAAACCTTCGTGCAAAAGATATACCTATAGAAAAGTGGATGGTGGATTCTTGGTGAAGGTTCGTAAAATTAGTGAGTTAAAAAATGTTAAACGTGTTTATGATTTTGAAGTCAAAAATAATTCAAATTACTTGACTAGCAGTTTTTTAGTTCATAATTCCGCAGTAGGAAGTTTAGTGTGTTATTGTCTAGGCATAACGGATGTAGATCCCATAAAAGAAGACCTTTTATTCTCTAGATTTCTCTCAGAATCCAGAGGTGGAAGAAGCATGATATTAGAATTTAAAGATGATTAATTTTTTAATTTATAAACAATAGATACTTATAAGAAAGGATTCTTATGAGTTATTACCAAAATTTATTTAATCAAGAATTTATAGGAAATTGGGTAGGGTCAGACAGACAATATTCTATAACATTTAAAGTGCCTGCAAATAGAAACACACAAGACTACCAGCTTGCTTACAATGATGGTCCCTGGGACTTAACCGGCATTGATGTTAGCGGGAATGATAGTTACCTCTATATAAACTATTTCACTAGTGTTGACAGCACATCATATAACACAATGTCAATAGACATAGCTGGTGAAGATGTTTCTTCCACTAAACCTTATGAGGTTGCTGATAATCTAAATGCAGATAGCAATTTTTCAGACTTATTTATTGCAGAAGTTTCAAAAAATACGGTATTAATAAAGTCAAAACCAGGAAGATCTAAAAATGTAATAATGTGGATTGATAATGAAGGTGCAGAAAGAGCTTTAAGATTCAATAAATATGCTGGGGTAGCAGAAATTCCAAGTTATTTTTCAAGACACACCATAGAAAACAAACTAAATTTTAGTGATTCTATGGGCACCTTAATACTTTTAGATGAAAATGATAATATTCATCAAAATATTATACAAGAAGCTGGCTTTGATTATGAGGAAGTAAAAGAAGACTGGGAACTATTGAACGGTAGAATAAGTGGTTTATTTACATTTCAAAAAATAAGCGTAGATGCCAGTGATAGAATAACCCAAATAATAGAGTATCCCGCTGGTGCCAAACAAGGTGCACTATCTAGGAAGATAAATTATTCTTATTCTGGTGCAAATACCAACCCAGCCGAGGTTACTGAAATTCCATATATTTTAGAAAATAGTGATTTAATAAATCCTTAAAGCTTAATACATATAATACGGGTATTGTTGTGAATGTTCCTTCAATACCCGTATTATATGAGTAATATTTATCTTACAACCGATCAAACTGGTGCAAATAACCCGGTAAGTTCAGCTAATAGTAGAATTTTTAATTTTACTTTATCATCTTCATATACAATAGATAAAGGTTCCTTTTCTATGAAAAGAGGATCTGGTTCTGTCGATGGCATTACTGCTAAACTTTATTCTGGGCTTAATGGTGGTGGAAGCATCCTGACATCGGTTTTTGTGTCAAAAAATAATATTTCTCAAACTTTTCAAGTCGTAGATTTTATTTTAAATTACACGGCTAGTGCAGGATCATATAGTTTGGTATTAACTACCACGGATCCTGCAGGTGGAAATACTGAGTATGCCATAAAAACGGATAGTTTTCAAACTGTAGACTTATCAGGAAATACATTACAAGTTTTTAATGCTGATGGTACGGCTATAACGCCAACACCTACACCTACACCAACTGCTACACCTACACCAACTGCTACGCCAACACCAACTGCTACGCCAACACCAACTGCTACACCTACACCAACTGCTACACCTACACCAACTGCTACACTTAATAATTGTTACACTGTTAGACAATATTTATATGGATATGACCCATCAAGTGGCAATTCAAGTTTATTTGTTTTAAGTGAAGATTACCCCGGCACAGCTGATTTACCAATTGGATCTACGGCAAATATTAATGGAATTCAAGTATCAATTACGAGTATTAGTCAATCAAATTCTGTTTATTTTCAAGGTGGCCAAGGATATGTTATTAATCTCGACCAACCTACAGGAATCATATCAGCAGGAACTTATATTGAATTTTGTTGGGAGGTATCTTCGCCCACTCCTACACCAACTGAAACCCCTTTAATTACTGAGACACCAACTCCTACACCTACCTTAACTCCGACTCCGACTTCTACATCTACAATAACTTATTATAATGGTTTGTGTGGAACAAGATATGTAGGATATTTTAGCAATGATACAAATTGGTTTTCTACTGCTACCCTTCACGGAGATCATAATAGTCTGACAACTATTGAAAATTTCACTAGCGATGCAGACAATTATAGTTGGGAGTGGATAGGATACTTCCGGCCTAGTTCCAATGAAAATTATACATTTTACACAAACTCAGATGATGCCAGTTACTTATGGCTTGGAGATTCAGCCATTTCTGGATACTCTTCTTCCAATGCCCTGGTCGATAATGGCGGTCTACACGGTCCTAGATTACGCCAAGGAACAACATCTTTGCCTTTAATTTCTGGTAACTATTACCCAATTAGGATACAGTTTGGTGAATTTGGAGGAGGAGATGTAATAACAGTATCATTTAGTACCGATACCATAAGTCAAACATCAAATGGTTTAGGGTATTTTTTCAATTCTGCCAACTGTGGTTCTCAAAATATTAACATGTTTAAAACAAGAAAGCATCACGGTCATTACAAACTAACAAAAGGGTTAATTCAGAGATTTTGGAAAAGCCCTCACGTAGATGGCAGAAGCAATCATATCGAAAGAGGTAATGATTCATAACCCCATCATGTTATTTTTTCTTTGCTCTTTCCTTTTTACTAAATCTGACTCTTTCTTCTTTCTTCTTCTTTTTTGCCCAGGGCTTTCATAAAATTCTCTTTTTCTGCATTCTTGCAAAACACCACTGTCTGAGACTTTTTTCTTAAATACACTTAAAGATTTTTTAAATATATCTTCTTTTTCTTTTCTGTTCATTGAGTAGTAGCTATCATCTCTTATTACATATACTTTCATTTTTTTTCCTTTTTAATTTGGATCTTGTTCTGTTTATTTTACTGAAAATATTTTTTATATCAACTTTTCTATTTTAATAAATTTTGTTCCAAGCCTTTTATTCTTTATTTTTCTTATTAATGAAACGTCCATTTTAGAATCAATCTCAGATGTATTGGGCAAAGATTCTCTATCCACATATGGCAGATACTCTTTACAATATGAAATTATTGGTTCAAATATGTCTTTTGTCCAATAATTTTTATCACCTCTAATTAGTGTGTTAGAAAATGTAAATATTCTTTTTCCCGGTAATCCCAAGTCCACCAGGTCATCTATTTCATATTCTTTTGTTAAAAAGTATTTGTTTCTCTCTTCAAATATTAGTGATGGAGTTCTTGCTATTATTGAAAATTTAGAAACACTATTGAATATATCTAAACACAAACCTGTCATCCTCATAGCTGGAAGTATTTCAAACATATTATTTGAATTTATTATCAAACAATCTGTATAGTTTTTAAATTCATTGTTTAAATCATATGAAAAATTATTGTTCCAAACTACTGGAAATATCTCATTTTCTTTTAAATACTTTAATAACTCAATATAAAAGTTTTTAGATACTATAACTTTGTTGTATTTTCCATTACTCCATACATTAATTGTTTGTGATGGATAAATAAATAATTTATAATTGTTTGAATTTAAGCTTTTAATGATATCTTTTGATAAAACTGAAGAACTGGGTATCATTGGTAAAAAAATATTTGTTTCAAAGTTAAAAAAATCCCAAAACTTATTTAAAAACTTATTGTAATATAATTCTTTGAAAAAGCTTGAATCTACTACATTTCTAAAATTTTCATTTAATGTTCTTAGAAGATTTAAATAAAATGTTGATTTATTTTCAAAGTATTCTGAATTATTAAAAACATGATTGATATTCGATAAGTCTGTTGGAGACCAATATTCGTCTACATATGGAAATAAATGAGACAAACCTGGATAGCTTATTAATATTAAATATTTTGAACTCTTAAGTTTTTTAAAGTTATTAAGTATAAATGTTGACAATATATATATGTGTTTATTATCTCCAAAATAAGGTATTACAAGTATATCATCTAAGTCTGTTGGTACATTTTCATCATCATATTTCTGTCTTTTAAAACCTATTTTTTCACATACATTATTTAAAAATTCTACTGATTTCATGATTACCACTTTTCTAAATTATTATTCTTTATAATAGAATGTAAAATTTCTTTATCTTTTACCATTCCTATTATATGATTCCAATTATTTTCTTTTATTTCTTTTATTGCCTGATTTATAAGATTTATACCTTCTTCTTGTTCTTTTAAAAAATCCACATAATGGCAAACAATTATCTTTTTTTTATCAAAATCACTAGTTAGTGCTATTCTTTGAAGTTCTTGAGTTTGATGTGCAACTTGATTTGGGCTTTCTACCAATATAAATGGAGTTTTTGTAATTGCCGATAACCTTGTGCTAGCGGTCCAAAATTGTATTGAAAATTTAACTTTTGATAAAACTTCAAGTGTAAAATCTAATTCTTTTGCACAAGGCATGCTTGAAAAATCAATACAATCCGGCATGTTCAAGCTAGATGAATTTTCTCCTAAATATATTGGATTAAATCCATTTTCTCTTAAAGAAGAATTTAATTTTAAATAAAATTCTTTAGGCAAATTTCTCCCGTATGTTTTTCTATTTCTGGCAAATATTGCCACACTATTTTCTGGAACCTTGATGCCTCTTTCTTTCGGCAGAGGTACATCTACTGCAATAGTTTTGTCTAGTGTTTCTAGTAAAGGTAAAGATATGTTTTTACTGTTGCAACTTTTACATACAAAAGTTTCATCCATCCAAACGTTTAAACAATTTTTACAAATTTTGGCTACAAAAAAATTTCCTAAAAATGATGTTGGTATTAACTTTCCAAGTTTTTTTAATTCTTCCTCTAGTTTTATTATATCTTTACTATCATTCTTAAAGGCATTGCTGTAATCTTTTAAATAGTAAAACTCCTCATCTAATTCCCAAAATTCATCGGCTATGTGTCTATAAAGATATTCTCTGCCACTCCAACCTACTACTATTGTTTTAAAATTTGAATGTATTTTTGATAATAAAGGAATAGAATAAAGACAGGCAAGAGTTTCTACACCAAATTCACTAAAGTTTGTTATAATTAAATTTTCTTTTTTATTAGAATTATTAAATATGTGTTTTTTAAAAACAAAGTTTTTAATAGTTTTATTATTTTTATTTTTTTTATAAATTAACTTCATAAAAGCCAAAGATTGCTCTTGGCATTTATTAATACCATTCTAGAGCTTTAAATTATTCGTCTTCTTCGTTATCTTCTTCTGATTCTGTTTCAAATCTTCCTTGATTTAATTCATCGCTAACCTTGTCAATAATAGAGTAAACTTTTTTCATTTCTTTCTCTAATTTTTTATAATCTTGACCTAATGCTTCCTTGGTTAGCATCTCATTCTCTAGTGAATGTAATTTTTTCTTTAATTCATCAAGTTCTTCTAAGGCTTTATTTGAAGCAAATCCTTTTTTAGCTGGATTTTTCTTAGAATCTTTTCCAACGGTATCTATTTGAATTGGATTTGCGTTATCTGCCGCCTTTTTTGTCATATTGGATAATTTTTCTTCTTTTTTACCTTCATTTAATATTGTATCTTCTGAATAGTTTGAAACATCATTCCAATAACTGACATCCTCGGCAGAAGGCTCAGACTTAGAATTTATATTTAATCCACCAAAAAAGCTTTCTTTGGATTCGCCTTCATCTTCTATTTTTATATCTTCTTTTGGAATGTCTTTAAAGATACCATCGGCTAGGGCTTTATCCCACTGATCTACCCAGTTATTAAATTGATTTACTTTATCCATAGTATATTATATACTCTTATCAATTTATATTTTTTAGCTTTTTTCCATTAAAATTATTCTATAGTCATCATTTTTATTTATTTTAACCTTACTGTAGTAATTTTTTTTGCCTATGCTTTCTAAAGTGTATGTTTTAAATCCATTTGTTGGAGGACTAAGCCTCATTCTTAAAAAGTTGCCAACTTGTAATTCATCTTTATACAATTCATAATCATCTTTCCAGATATTAACAGATTCTTCATCTCCGTTAGAATCTTCTACTTTTATTTGATAATATTCTGTTCTTTTGCCTTTTCTTTTATTTAATGATATAACTTCTACCTCTACTGGTAAAGAATCTTCTTCTTCAATATCCATGAGCTTATCAAAAGTTAATCCTCCGACAAAATCTTTGCTTTTTTCTATCCTGAACTCCCAGCAAAAACCATATGTCTTTTTTTCTGCTTCGTAAGGATCTGATAGTTCTTTTTCTATTTTTGAGTTAATTTTATATGAATCAAAATCAAATTCTTCTAATTTTGGTTTTTCATAATTTTCTTTCTCTATGAATCTTTTTTTTGCTGAATTTATCTTGTTTAAAACCTTACATATCTGTTTCCATGCATTTTTTTCTTCCACTATTATAGATTCATATCTTTCTTTAATTTCTTTGCATGTAGTATCTTTGAATGAAAAATCAAATTTAGATAATTCTCCATTCTTGATTTTATTTTTTATCTCATCTGTATCTTCTGCCAAACTTATCAGCCTTACTAGTTCATCTTTATTCTTTTTATTATTCTTTTGATAACGCAGTTTAGAGTCTAGTTTTTTCTTTGTGAAGGTTTTATAGTACTCTGCAAACTTAAATAGGTTTACTGGGGTATTTTCTGCAAAACATCTAGACGATAATATGGGCTTCAACACGCTCGCATCAGTCCCAAATCTTTCAAGAAAATCTATGAATCCATTAAATGGCTGCAGTTTTATTATTTCTTCTGCTGCTTTACTTCCTATGCCTTTGACATTTGAAAATCCAAAGTATATCTCGTCTCCAACTAGAGAAAAATTATCCGAAGATTTGTTTATATCTAGTTTTTTTAATTTTATATTATGATTTTTAATTTCTTTTTTATATTCTTTGATTTTGTCTGTATCATCTTCGCACTGTAGTATTGCTGTATAAAATTCATGTGGAAAGTGAGATTTTAAGTATAGAAGTCTCGAGCTTATATGAGAGTAAGCTACTGCGTGAGACTTGCAGAAGCCATATTCGGCGAAACTTTCCATCTGCCTCCACAAATTTTCTATTTCTTCTTTTGTGCAATTTAAATTATTTTTTCCATTCTTTAAAAATATCTCCTTATACTTAATAAATGATTCTACTTTTTTCTTGCTTATTGCTTTTCTTACTGTTTCTACATCCCTCATAGGAATATTTCCAACCACATTTAATATTTTCATTACTTGTTCTTGGTATATGATAACTCCATATGTATGATTTAATATATTTTCTAAAATAGGATGAAGATCATAGTCTTCCCTTCCTCTTTTTCGTTCTACATATCTCTCGTGCATTTTGCAATTGTGAACAACTATATCTTGTGCAATAAAATTGGGTTCATTAATATATAAATGCTCTTCTATTAAAAGAGATATATCATAACAATCATCTTTTTCGTGTTTTTCTATTGAAATTATTTCATCGTCAAAAATCATTTTAAATTCTCAATAAAATTGATTACTCTTTCATCTTTTGAAAACTTATTTTTACTCATATTTGGATCATTGAATTGCCAATATTTAAATATTAAATTTTTTGAAAGACAATATTTATTTGCTGTTTTTAATTTTATTTCTGTTTTTTTTACATCCATATTATAAATATATCCTGACTTTAATTCTATCAAAAATTTTTCATTAATCAAAAAATCTGGGTAGTATTTTCTTTTTTTATTTTCATAAAAATAAGTTATATAAAAAGGGCATGTGAACCAAGAGGTTACTTGATTACTATAATCAAGTAGTTCCGACATCCACAGCTCAAGTCTGGATCTGAGAAAAAACTCACAATTCATTTTATTTGAATGATATGGCTTTCCTGTATTCTTAAGAGTAAAGTATGGATGAATTCTTTGATACTCATTGTTACATTTTTTAGAACAAAATCTTATTTTCGGCCTAGGTTTTCCTCCAACCCAAATAATAATTTGTTTATCGCAAAAACCGCAGTTTCCATATTCTGCCTTTCCTTTTGCAAAAGGATACAATCTTTGATAATCCTCTGGAGTTCTATTTAATCTTAATTCTTCCTGTTTTTTGTTTCCCGCAGTCGTGAATGATTTTAATAACTCTCTTCTTTCTTCAAAAGAACAAGACTTTACTTTATTAACCCACGCATCAGAGCCTATCTTGGCTAAAACTTTTCTTCTTTCTGGATCTACTATATCACCTTTT